CACCGTGACTAAAGACTTTACTCCGTGGGTAAAGATGTACGAGATGCTTGAGGAGATCGATCCGAAGTATCGGAAGTGGTACGGCGATCAAGAAGTCATGAAGCGACTCGCTGTGATGGCAGAAGAATTTAATATCGGATATTTGAGTGAAGAAGATTACGGCTGTCTCCCCGAGTTTGCGGAAGGCAGGTCGCCCAAAGTTCTGCACTACAAAGGTCCGAATCGTAAAGAAGCATTTGAGGTGGCGTGATGAAGATTTTTATTGGTTGGGACAGCCGTGAGGACATCGCGTATCAGGTATGCAAGGAGTCGTTGCTGCGACACACATCTGTCCCGTTAGACATACAGCCCATTAAGCAGCAGGAAATGCGCGAGAAGAATCTGTACTGGCGGGAGCATGACCCTTTCTCTTCTACTGAGTTTTCCTTCACCCGTTTTCTCGTGCCGTATCTTGCAGGATACAAAGGGTGGGCAGTGTTCATGGACTGTGACTTTCTCTGGCGAGGGGACGTAGCGGGACTGATGGACTATGCCAATCCTTACTACGGCGCGATGGTGGTCAAGCATGACTACAAGCCGAAGGAAACAACCAAGATGGACGGTGCGATACAACACCAATATCCACGCAAGAATTGGTCGAGCCTGATCCTCTTTAACTGTGAGCATCTACACATGAAGGCGGTGACGCCTGAGTTAGTCAACCGTGAGAGCGGGATGTACTTACATCAACTGCGGTTCTTATGGGACGCCTGTATTGGGGAGTTACCCATAGCCTACAACTATCTTGAGGGATGGCATACGAGAAACGATTGTCCGAACCCTGTCGCTGTCCACTTCACCCGAGGCGGCCCTTGGTTTAAGGACTGGGTAGATGTCGAATACGGTGAAGAGTGGATGGCAGTGGCGAAGGAGATGTGACATGAGTGAGTACGGCGATACAGTTCCCTTGGATGAGGGTGAGACCGCGACTTATTTGATCCTACCTACGCAGAAACAACCTAATTCAAATCAGATCGTACATGAAGTTACGTGGTGTAAAATTGGAGACGCGGGTGATCTTGAGTACATCAACTGGGAAGCGATAGAAAACTTTGCCAGAGAGTATGACGAGATTGGTAACGAAGGCGAACGCAATCAAAGCCAAGTTATCTGTAAGTTATTAACGCTAGTGCGAGAGCAAACAAGGAAGGAGTGTTTAAATGGTTAAGCCTAGTCTTGAACAGCAGTTACGGGAGAAAATCCCGACTCTTGATTATAAAATTACGGATGACTTTGTTGGCGTGTTTGATGGCGTGTTCCCCGCCGAGTACTGCCAAAACTGGATCAAGTACTTTGACAAGATAGATTCAGCAGGGATGTCGTATTCCCGAGTGCAGGGCATGGATCGTCCGTCTCATGTTAATAAGGATCAGGCTGTAGACTTTCCGAATTGCTCGATCTATACGAACGATGAACTCCGAATTGAGTGTGGCGATTTTAATACAGGTTTTTGGAGTATCTGTTACCCACTTTATGCAGAGAAGTATTCAATCCTGCAAACGTCAGACCCGCACAAGATTTACACAATTAAAATTCAAAAGACTGTGCCGGGTGGTGGGTATCACATTTGGCACGCCGAAGACACCGCCAGAATGCAGCGTAGCCGAGTGTTGGTGTTCACCCTTTACTTAAATGACGTCGATGACGGTGGTGAGACGGAATTTTTGTATTTGAGCAAACGAGTTCAGCCCAAGACCGGACGTTTGCTTCTATGGCCAGCCGGGTTCACGCATACCCATCGCGGCAATCCCCCGTTGAAAGGTGACAAGTACATCATCACGGGATGGGTGGAGTTTTGATTAGATGGAGAATGGGTATAAAAAACCGTCTAGGTTTAACTTGGTGCTTTCGTTTGAGCAATACAAAATCTTGATGGAGCGCAAACGAGAGGCTAGAGAGAACCATGACAGAGTGCGTTACAAAGACCTAGAGAAAGCGTGGGGCATAAAGCACCACCATATGGCATCAGCAGTTCATCGTGGGATAAAAGAGTATGACTACAGAATCGAAATTGAAAACGGTGGTAGACAATATATCCCCACCCGGATCGTGGAAAGACGAGTTGAACGCCGCCCCTTGGGGATATGGCCAGAGTCAGCAATCCCTAGTCGAACGATCCTTACAGAACATACGGAGAGCGGGACTGTCAGACGAGGCTACAGTCCTTTCATTAGAGCTTCTTACTTTGAGGAATGAATTGGAGTATTTACGTGGAAATCGAAGATGATATTCTTGATCTGATTCAGGCACTACCTGCCAACATCAACGACGCATCGACGACAACAGAGATGAAGTTCTTGACGGTTGGCAGTGTACTGTGGGCGTGTCGGGATGAGATTATTTATTTACGTCGAGAGGTAGCGAGGTTGAAAGATGTCAGTCGTCGTAAAAGAAAGAAGGTGTACGGAGTGCAAGCGGAAATTCGTTAGTCCGGAGTCGTTCCGGTCGCACAAGTACAGATTTGGCGAGTGCCGCTCAGTCGAGGCGTTGGCGGCAATAGGGTTCGTAGAGACAGCAAAAGGGTGGAAATATGTCATTCGTAACACTCGACTTTGAGACGTACTATTCGCATCAGTTCAGTCTTAGTCGCATGACCACGGAAGAATACATCCGTAGTCCGTTGTTTGAAGTCGTCGGTGTAGCGATGAAGATTGACGATGACGAGACGCAGTGGTTTAGCGGAACCAAGGATGAAATCAAAGCGTGGCTGAATCAAGTTGATTGGGGTACGTCAGCCCTGCTGTGCCACAACACGCAGTTTGATGGGGGGATTCTCTCCTTCATTTTCGACATTGTTCCTGCCTACTACTTCGACACCCTGTGCATGGCTCGGGCTAAGCATGGCGTTGATGTAAGCGGATCTCTGGCGAATCTGGTTAAGAGGTATAACTTAGGTGAGAAAGGTACGGAAGTCGTCGATGCCCTTGGGAAGCGTCGGCAAGACTTTGCTCCTGCTGATCTGCATCGTTATGGGGATTATTGCATTAACGATGTCAATCTTACTTACAAGTTGTTCAACCTTTTTATCGAGGATTACTTCCCGCAAGAAGAACTCGATCTGATCGACATGACCTTGCGGATGTACACCATCCCGACCCTGACGGTGGACGATGCGTTGCTGGTTGAGCGACTTGAAGAGATCAAGCAGGAGAAGAACGAACTCTTGGCGGGATTGAAAGGGGTACTAGACGTTGGGAGTGAGGAAGAGGTTCGGGCGAAGTTAGCAAGCAACCCGCAATTCGCTGCCATCCTGAAGGAACTCGGCATCCCTGTGCCGATGAAGATTAGTCCAACAACCGGTAAGGAAACGTTTGCACTTGCTAAAAACGACGAAGGGTTTATTGAACTCTTAGAACACGAAGACCCGCTGATTCAGCAACTCTGCTCTGTCCGGTTGGGTACAAAGTCCACCATCGAGGAGTCACGCATCGAGCGGTTTATTGGGATCGGTGCGCGGAACGGTGGCAAGGTTCCAATCCCGTTGAAGTATTACGGGGCGCACACAGGGCGTTGGGCGGGGTCGGACTCGGTTAATTTCCAGAACCTGCCAAGCCGTGATAAGAAAAAGAAAACGCTGAAGAAGTCGATCATGGCCCCCGCAGGCAATGTAATTATCAACTGTGACTCTTCTCAGATTGAGGCGCGTGTACTCGCATGGCTGGCTGGACAGGATGATGTCACCGCACAGTTCGCCAAGGGCGAGGATGTGTACTCGATCTTCGCAACCAAGATCTACAAGAAGCCCATTAGCAAGGCTGATCCGGTCGAGCGGTTCGTCGGCAAGACCTGCATCCTTGGACTGGGCTATGGCACAGGGGCTAAGAAGTTACAGCACACATTGAAGACGCAGCCTCCGGGGGCTGACCTGCCTGAAGACGAATGCAAACGTATCGTGAATCTGTACCGTGACTCCAACCACATGATCACGGACTTATGGCGAGATTGCGACAGTGCGCTACCGCACTTATCGTCATGGCCTGATAATTTAAAGTCTTACCCGATAGGCAAAAACAAGTGTGTATGGGCTACCCCTTCGGGAGTGCTACTCCCAAATAAAATGTTTATACGATACCCCGATCTCAGACTCAGCGATAAGAAATATATCTATAAGTCTCGCAAGGGCATCACAAGTATATGGGGCGGGGCGATGGTTGAGAACATCGTGCAAGCCTTGGCTCGGATTATCGTTGGTGAGCAGATGCTCAAGATCCGGGAGCGGTATCGTCCTGTCCTAACGGTGCATGACGCAGCGGTAATCGTCGTACCAAAAGATGAATTAAACCAAGCAGTTGCGTTTATAACCGAAGTAATGTCTACTCCCCCTAGTTGGGCTAGTGGGTTGCCCGTTGCTTGCGAGGCCAAGTACGGGGAGTCCTATGGGGATTGTTAGTGATTCAGTGGTCGTTCAGCAGTCTTAAAGACTACATAAATTGTCCGAAGCAGTACTACCACACCAAGGTAGCCAAGGACTTTGTTAAGAAAACCACGGAGCAGATGCTCTATGGCACGGCTGTTCATAAGGCTTGCGAGGATTACGTCCGTGACGGGACACCACTTGCCAAGAATTATGAACGTTTTAAGCCACAGTTAGACGCGCTAATCGCGATAGCCGGCTCGCGATATTGTGAACATGAGATGGCAATATCAAAAACTCACGAGCCGTGCGCGTTTGACTCGGAGGATAGGTGGGTACGGGGCATCGTTGACTTACTGATCGTGGACGGAGCCGATGCTTACATTGTGGACTACAAGACCGGCAGTCACCGATACCCTGACCCGAAGCAGTTAAAGTTGATGGCCTTGATGACGTTTGCTCACTTCCCCGAGGTTGAGCGGATCAAGGCAGGTCTGTTGTTCGTGATGCACAACGTTTTTGTGACTGAGGAATATGCGAGATCTGACATAAATAAGTTGTGGGAGAACTTCCTCCCGGTACTGAGTGCTATTCAGATCTCTCATGAAAACAATATGTGGATGGCAAAGC